CGTTTGAGGAAATCCAAGAGATGCGAGTTCTAACGGTCGATGAAGCTGTGAATGGCATTCCCTGTGTGCAGTATGTGGACAGAATGAACTTAAATTCCTCTATGGGTTTTCCCTGGAATAGTTCTAAACGAAATTATCTGCAAGATCATGGTGAGTACGGCGATTGGCAACATTTTGTCACTTTTGATCCTGAGATTCTGGAGGTGATAGCTGATATGAGGCACAAGCACTCTCAGGGGGTTCGTTGTAATCCTTTTTTCAGAGTCCACCAGAAAGACGAAGTTGTCTCTATAAAGAAGATAGCTGATATGAAGACCCGTTTGTTTTCAGGAGGAAATTGTCCTCTTGGGATCCTAATGAGGCAATATTTTCTGCCCGTAGTGCGGTTGATACAACGCAACAAGTTTGCGTTTGAAGCAGCGCCCGGTACGAACGCTACATCACTTGAGTGGTGTGAGATTTACCACTGGTTGACAGTCTGGGGCGAAGAAAGAATGCTTGCTGGAGATTACTCGAAGTTTGATAAGCGCATGGATCCTTCCATAATGCTGGCTGCCTTTGGTGTTCTTGAACGTTTGGTCGCCCTTGCTGGTTACTCACCTGAGGATATGCGCACATTGAAAACCATGAAATGGGATGTCACATTTGCTTTCACTGAATTTAACGGTGATGTAATACAGTGGTGGGGTTCGAACCCATCTGGACATATCTTGACCGTGATTATCAATTGTATTGCCAACAGCATTTATATCAGGTATGCGTGGGTCCTTAGTGGCCATGATGTCCGGTTATTTCGCTGGTATGTGCGCCTTATGACGTACGGTGATGATAATGTTATGTCGGTCTCACCTGAGTGTGATAATTTCAATCATTGTGTCGTGCAAGAAAAGCTTGCCACAATTGGGATTATTTATACTATGGCTGATAAGGAGACTGAGAGTGTTCCCTTCATTCATATGCGAGATGTATCATTTCTGAAGAGGCGATGGGTTTACTCGTCTGATGTGGGTTCGAATTTGGCGCAGTTGGAACACGAGTCCATTGCGAAGAGTTTATTGTATCACATTCCTTCACAGGTAGTGTGTGTTGAG